GTTATCATAGTATTTATAATCTTTCGTGTTATAACTTACAGGGTTTAAGGGACTACCACTACCCCACTGTTTTAAGTATGGGTGTTCTGATGTTAGTCTATCCCACACATTTTTAGCACAATTAGAGACAATATATTCAATTTTATAATTACCTTTAAGAAATAACGTCTCTTCATCTAAACCAAAAACTGGTACAAATTTAAAGTTATCATCTTCAATATGAGTTAAAAACAATACGCCGTTACCAATATTTGTGTTTTCTAGAAAGTCGTCCATGAAATAAGGTGTCGTCCAAGATAACCCCCAAAACCCAAACCCTGAGTCGTTCCTATCCACGGCTGGTACCATAATATCATTTTGTCTAGGGTAATATCCAATCTCACTAGGATCATCATAGAAGCTTATAATAACCTCTCGCAAACCCTCAATAGTTGATATGTCTTTTGTTATATATACTGGAATAGCGTAGTCCTGCCATGTGCCGGTTGTGTCTTTTTGCCAGAATATCATAGGTAGAGCTTTTTTGTTTATAAAGTCTGTCATATAATTTCCTCCATTCTTATTCTATTATATCAAAAAAAGCCCTAAATTAATAGGACTTACTTATTATCTAGCACCAATACCATTTTGTCTAAGAATAAGCTTAACTTCACTTGCAATTGCCGAAGCGTCCGCCTTTGTGTTAGCTGTGATATTAAAGACATTATTTGTTCCTATGGTGTCTGTAGAAACGCCCTGAGACGATGAATTTATACCACTAGTAAGGTTACTATTCAAATTGACGTTTTGCCAGTCGCTGAGAAGGCTATTTTTTACACTATCTGATGACCTAGATAGGTAACCAGTTTCTTTTTCCATACCAACACCAATACCCTGTGTGATATACTTTCCAACTTGGTCTCTAAATACTCTTGACGGCGAATGAATACCTAATGCATGTTTAGCAGCGTTCAAAGCATGTTTAGCCATATCAGCCGCGGTACTTACCAAACCACCAATTGCTCCTGTAATACCTGATTTAATACCCTCGACAATGTTACGACCAATATCAGCAACACCAGAGAACATAGAACCAATCCTACCAACAACACCCGAGAATAGGTTAGCGATAGATGAGCCGATATTTCCAAAGCCACTTAGTATTCTACCACCAATACCAGAGAAGAAACCAATAACACTCCTAGCAACCCCACCAATAGAAGATCCTACTGACGAGAATACACCACCAACAGAACGGAATGATGAACCCATATTAGCAAAGAACCCCAATAAACTAGATACAACATTACCAAAAGTATTACCCACTGCTGAAAATGCGCTACCTATTGCAGACCCTATTGAGCTAAATATTGAACCTAACGAACCGAATGCGGAACCAACACTACCAAAGAATGATGATATTGAAGAAACCCAACTAGAAACAGTAGATACAATTGCCGAGAATACTTGTGCTACCATCGAACCAAAATCAATAAAAGCTGGTATAATGTTCGCTATGACATCGGCGATTACATTTATAACCGGAGCTAGTGCTTGGAATACTCCTGATAATATGTTAATTGATACAGTTAGGACTTGTATTGCAACCATTAACACGCCACCAATTATAGCACCAATTCCAGCAAGAGCAACCATTAATACACCACCTATTACACTTATTATTGGTTGAAGTGCATTCCACAAATTACCCAAAGCACCTAACATTGGTTGAAATGCGTCTCCTAAACCTCCAATTGCCGTGATTAATGGTTGAATTGCTGGTGAAACAATGTTAAACAAATTTTGAAATGCCCCAATGACACCCTGTATAACACCACCCGCTAAGTTTTGTAATCCGCTAAAGTCTAAACCAGAAAGTGCAGCCTGAATACTAGGGATTATCTGATTTGCTAGGCTTGTCAATGGTGTAAAATCTAAGTCTGGTATATTTAAGCCACTCAAGATATTGCTGTAATCATATGATTTTATGGTGTTGTACATGTCCGAAAAACCAGAACCAATAGAAGACAAACCACCTGATATTGAAGCAGAGATACCTGGAACGGCGTTAGCAACAGCAGTCATACCATCTGTAATTGGTTGTTTAAACTTATCTGCGAATGATAGACCAGCCGTGACGAATGACGCCTGTAAGTTACCAAACGCACCCTCAAATGTACTAGTTGAAGTTGCCGCCTCTTTTGCTACATCTGTCATACCTAACTGCATAATAGCGTCGTTAAATTCACCAGCTGTTATTTGTCCGTCAGCCATAGCGTCACGGAAATTACCAGTATAAGCACCAGCGTTTTTTAGTTCCTCTTGTATCTTACCACTCGCACCTGGTATAGCGTCAGCCAGTTGGTTCCAGTTTTCAGTTGTAAGTTTTCCAGCACCAGCCGTCTGAGTCAATACCATAGCAACTGACTTAAATGTGTCGGCATTTCCACCCGCTACAGCATTAAGGTTTCCACTCGCTTCAACTAATTTCTGATAGTTGTTAACACCATTGGCACCCAATTGAGCAGTTGTATTAAGAACAGTAGTCAGATCATAAACAGTATCATCGGCGTATTTCTTACTTGCCGTTGTGACTTTATTTATTTCGGCAGCACTCTTCCCACCAAAAGACATTGTCGATTGAAACTTTTGAATACCATCGGACACCGCGATAATATCTTGACCAACACCATCAAATGCTTTTCCCACAACACTAGCAAACGCAGAAACAGCACCAGTAGCAAGATTACCTAAAAAACCACCAAGTGCAATTTTACCAACACTTAATGAATTGTTAGCCTTATCCATACCACCCGATAATCCCTCACCAAATGAAGCAGTTTTAGCGTTGGCAAGTTGAGCTTTTAATTTAACTGCTTCACTCTCAGTCTTTGCAATATCATTTGTTAACTTTTGAGCTTTTGCAGAGTTTGCGTCAAAGCCCGGACTAGACTTTAAATTTGCTAATTCTTGTTTTAGTAACTTTCCCTTTGCTTCTGTGGCTGACAATTGGTTACCTAATGCTTGTAACTTACCTTTAAGAGCCGAAGTGTCACCTGTCAATCTGAAAGCAGTATCTAGGTTTTTAGCTTGTGTGCTCATGGAACGTATATCAGAGTTGACACCAGTAATTGCTTTTGTAACACTGGTAGCGTCCGCCCCAAACTTAAGCATATAGCTCGTTGTATTTGCCATATAATACATTTCCTTTCTTTTGTCAATACTTAATTATAGCATAAAAAAAAGACCCCGTAAAGGAGCCTATCGTTTATACAATGCTTTTAAAATCTGTTGGTGTGAGAATCTTAGTCTTATATGTGTCAAAGACTGTAGCATTTTGTTTTGTGCGTTCTACGATAAACTGTTTAATGTTACCGACACCGTCAAATGAACGACCCACAACATTCAAAGTACGAGTATAAACCTTTGGATTGATTTCGTCTTCGTCTTCATCGTCACTTTCTGTATAAGCCGTTGATGTGGCATTGTAATAAACTTCGAGCTTTTGGGTAGTTGTACCATCGGCTGATCGAACTGTCAAAATACGTTGAATATCAAATGTTGGGTAGCCACCACCATCTACATAGCCACCATTAACCAACTTATAACCCATTTGAGCCATTTCAGTTTCATTATATTGCAAGTTATCCATTTCGATTGTTAATGTCTTAGGGTTAACAAGAGACATGTGTGTAGTAGCGTCAGCATAGATTGTTTTTGTATCTTGATCTACTGATGGGGCAAACTTTTGAACACCTGTCGAGTTAACAAAACCAGTCGACCCACCGGTAGTAGTACTTGCCATACCAACCTGTTCAGAACCGTGTGTAATTTTACGTGTATCATACATAATTGATTAATTCTCCTTAAGTTAAGATACTTTCATTGTAGCATATTATCACCATTTTTGCAAGAAACTTTTACCTTGTCCTCTTTTGAAACGGTCTAGGAACCCTTGATATTTTCCTCTTTTGTTAACAGAATTTACAACTTTCATATAACTATCACGAGGAACCAGTGTAGCTCCGTATTTACCACGGTTTAATGTCATGGTAGATCTCATACGACCGGTTTTGATTGGTGCAGTTGAACGCCATACTGATAATGCCGAGGTCATGTCACTTCCGGCTTGTTTTGCCACCTCATCTCGCTTTTCTAATATTTTAGCAGTCATAAGCCGTGGTGGTAATTTAGTTAAGTCTGATATGTCTATTTTTCTAGCACTCATAATATTAACACCTGTCTATTGAATGCCGTCATTTCATTTAGGTGGTCGTCTCTCTCAACTTCTGCAACCTGTTCATAACCCAAATCGGCTAGTTCTTCGCTGACATTCATTGAGTTGTTGATGTAAAGTGCTAATGTTACCCGCCAGAAATGAGGTCTAGCGTCAGCCAACCCTTTTTCGTGAGTGTACGTTAAGACTGCCATTTTA